TAGCACCAAATCCACCTAAAGCTCTAACATATAATTTTGCTGCTTTTCTTGACACATAAATGTATAAATCTTCTTTACCGTAAACTCCGCTTGGTATTGCATCAACTACTTTGCCCATTTCATCAATAATATTAGAAGCAGTTAAAGGTGAACCAGATACTGCAACGCATCCAGAACCACCAGCAGTAGCTAAGTAATAGAATCCGTCAAATTCACCTGCGTTTCCTGTTTGACCAGCCCAGATGTTGTTTTCAGTTTTTTCAGCTACTAATCCAGCAGCGTGTCCTATAATGAAATCTGAGAAGTTTGGTGGTAAGTTATCAAATGCAGAATATCCCATTTGAATTGCTTCCCAATCACTTCTGAAATCTTTTTTACAGAATTCTAAATTTACTTGAAATTCTTCTGGTTGTAATACTCTTTCAGTTAGTGTTACAGTTCCAGTTGCTGTAAAATCACAAGTTGCATCTTTAATTACGTTTGCATCAGTTGCCACTTTCTTTAAAACCTCTTTGAATTTTACATTAGGTTTTACGGTGATTAAACCGTTTTCAATTGTTGAACCACTAAGTAATGCAGCAGAAATATACTTTCCAGCAAATTCGCCAGCATACGTAGAAGTTATTGAAGTTGTTGTTGCCATTGTTTTTTATTTAATTATTGTTAAAAATTTTAGTATAAACCCTATCCATAGTTGTTGTTGTTCTACTTCCGCCAATTTTAAAATTTACTTTATTATTTACTTCAGCTTCAGGGTTATGTTTTACAGGAACAGGTGCATCAGCAGAAAGTTCAATTTCTTCTGTTTCTTCACTCATTTCCTCTTTGTTACCAAGTTTTTCTTCTATCATTGCTTTGATTTCATTAACTGCAAGTGATAGTTCTTCTCTAGTAACATAATTTATTTCTTCTTTATCTTCTTCTAATTCAGTTTCTTCAACCTCTTTAGTTTCTTCAGATAATTCTTCTTCAGCAACTTCTTCTGCTGCTGCTTCTTTTATACTGTCGATCAATCCTTCTTCAGTAACAACTAAAAGCTTGCCATCTTCCATTTTATATTCACCAACAGGCAAAGCAATTTCTTCTTCTTCTGTTTTTATAAAAATAGATTTACCAGCTTCAAAAGTTTCTGCAACAAGTACAGTTCCATTCTCAAGGGTAATTTCAGCTAATTCAATTTGTTGTTCAGAAAGTTCTACGCCAACAATATTTTTTATTTTGCTTAATATTTCGTTCGCTTTCATAATTTTATTATTATAACCTTAATGTAAATAAATGTGTTAAGTGTTATGTGTTTTTATAATATTTATTTTTAAACCTTACCAACTCCTTGTGCTTGGTGTGAACCATCACAACATTTTCTATGATAGGTATTATCTTTGCATAAACAACCACGTTTACCATTTGTTGGTGATGTTCTGCTTGGTGTTTTGTATTTTTTATTTCTCATTTCTTTTTAACGCATTTGTGTTTAACATAATCTTTTACATAGCCTTTTGGACATTTATATTTTTGTAATGTGTGCTTTTCGCAAGGCATAAACCATTCTTTATCTTCAAATTCGTGAACGTGAAAACCCTCACAACCAATATTTATAGCCATTTCTTCAGCTTTCTGTTGTGTTGAATAAGCTAGCCTATCATCTATTATTGCAAAATCATCATCAACTACCATAGAAGATAAATTAATTTCACCAAGTTCTTTTAACTTGCTTTCACTCCAACGTAAGCCAGCTTTTCCACCCCACAATAAATAAGATATAGTTCCACAAGCTTCATTGTTGCCCTCATCGTAATATTCGCTTGCTCTACTTAAATATGAATACATTCTTTTAATTGTAGCTAAACTGATATTTTTTTTATCTCTGAGCTGCGTTGCGCGAATTTTACCCACCTGTGTTGCGCACTTGTTATTTACTTTATCATTTAGATCAATTCCACGTTTCGCATTGTTACTAACCGCATCAGGATAATCATTGTAAGTTTCAAGTGTTATTTTTTTACCGCTTCTTGTTCTTTTATCTTTTTTTATTATGCCTCTAATTGCGTTTAACATATATACAGCTTCTTCGTTTAGTATTGCATCCATTTCAGCTTTTAAATTAGGCTTGTTAATTTTAGCTTTATCTGCAAAATAACCCTCGATTGAAAAACCTTTTACTTTACCGCTTTTAACATAATCATTCCAAACTTCTTCATTGTTTACTTTCATTGAAATCATCCAAGTACCTTCAGGAACACTTAAACCATATTTTGCAGTTTTATCCATTTTAGTATCTTCTACAATCCAAGATTCAACAACAGTTAAATCATTAATGCTCATTTGGTGTTCTAGCGTGGCATTGTTTTGATTACCGTTTTGAAAAAACAATTCGCTTGCCCTTCTTACTGTATCTTTTGAAAAGTAAACATAAAACATTTCTTCACCGTTTTTACGAAAGATTGGTTTATTAGGTATCAATGCAGCACCCATTAATATTTTCTTTTCTTCATCTACTTTTGCCAGTTTAATTTCTTGATCTGCTAGTGCGATAAAATCACTTTCTATTGCTGGATTCTCTACGATTGAAACCGCTTCTATGCCTGTTAATTCGTTTTCTTCATCTAATAATAATTCTACTATTTCCATTTTGTTTATTTTAAAAAGTTGCTGTTGCCACTATGTTGTTATCTAATTGTTGTTGTGTTGTTACTTGTGAACCAACTACAAATGCTTGTACTGGGCCTTGCTGTCCTAATGCTCCAGCTATTTGATTAAATCCGCTTGCTCCTACTACGTTAAAAGATGGTGGTTGACTTGGTGCGCCTCCTCCTCCTGTTGGGGTTGGTGCTGTACCTCCTCCACCTCCACCACTTGGATTAAACTTCTGTGATGCAATTGCTGCTACTTGTGCTGCTCCAGCTACACCCATTGCCACCATATTGGCTACTCTAATTGCTTGTGGTGGTGTAAAATCTGTCGTTTCTTTTGCTGTTTTCATAATAGCTGCAGAAGTATTAATCAAAGTTTCTACAATTGCTAAACCCTTTTGTAGATTAAAAGTTCTCTTAGCGTTTTCTTCACTTTGATTATTAAAAACAGTAATCAATGAGGATATTGCATTTAAAGTGTTTGCTTGTATAGATTCTTTTGCATCAGCTATGTATTGCGCTCTTTCTTTTTCTAAATCGCCTGCTTCTTTATCATCTAATAACTGTTGGTCATTTGCCTTTTTATTTATTTCTACCTTCGCATCTGCAAGCTCTTTATCAAGCAATATTTCTTCTTGGCGCATTTGTTCCAAAAATTCTTTATAAGCAATCTCTGCATCAATCTTAGCTTGTGTTCCAGCATTAGCGCTGTTAATAATGTTTTGTAACCTGTCACCCTCAACCTGTAATTCTTCAGCGTTTATTTCTTTTAATCGTTCAATTCTTGCTTCATCGGTATCAAGCTGTTCAGCATCAAACTTTTTTCTTTCAAATGATAATCTTGATTCAGCCTCAGATTTAGAGTTAGTCATTTCAATTTCTTCTCTACTTAATGCTAAATCATTTGCTTGTTGTTCACTTCTAAAACCAGCAACTTGTGCCCTAATAGCAGCTAATTCATTTTCTGCTTCTATTTTAGCAACTTGAGCTTCTACATTATCTTTGTCAAGTGCTAATTGTTTGTTTGCAAGTTTAATGGCTATTTGTGCATTTTTAAGCATTACCTTTTCTTGCTCATCTAATACAGCAGCCAAATCATCATTTGCTTTTCTTCTTTCTGCTATGCTGTTTCTTTCTTCGTCTCTTACTTGCCTTAATGTTTCAGCTTGTAAATCATACTTTTCAATTAAACCTTGATTTTGAACTGCTGCGATTTCAGCAGATTTTGCTAGTTCAACATTTGCTGATGCTGCATTGTAAGTATCAACTGCATATTGTGTAACACTTTCAGAAACATCATTAAAAGTGTCTTTAATCGCTTTTAAGCCATCTTCTTGACCAGTGATAATGTCAACACTTTCAACTGCTGCTTTTTTTGCTAATTCAAATGCTTTTTGAAAATTACCAGCAAATAATTCTGATAATGCTTTTCCTAAAAAACCTAAAGTTTCAGCAAATTGTTTAAATCTGTTTAATAATTCATCTTTTATGGCAGTACCAAACTTTTTAATGTTTGCAACAGGATCCTCAAATAACTTTTTAAAAAATCCAGTTACAACTTCAATATTATCAGATATATAATTGAAGAAATCATTAAAAGCAATTGTAATTGCATTAATAGCAGTTTTAAAACCATCTACTACTTTTTGGTTAGTTGACAATAAATCTCCAACTATTGCTAAACCCTTAATTAATAATCCAATACCAACAGCCTTTAAAGCAACACCCATAGCCCTAAAACCTTTTCTTGCTCCTTTAGCAGCGTTGCCTGTTTTACCTAGAGTTTTATTTAAGCTTTCTGCATCTTTGTTTATGTCTTGAAAACCATCCTCAGTAGTTTTTAAACCTTTGTTTATTTCGCTAAGTTCACTTTCAACACTTTTTAATGAATCTTCTGCTGGACCAGTTTTAACGTCAATTTCGTATGTAATTCTTTTCATTTATTAAATCTTAATTGTTGTAAACCCTCTTTTATTGTCATTGGTACTTTATTTTTACCAAGAGCTATATTGATGTTTTTATCATATATCTTGTTTTCTTTGCAGAACTCTAAGCCTTCTAATATTGTT